CCTCAATCAAGATCAAAAACCAGTCAACATCACGGGCAGCACATTCAAGTTCAGACTGGTTAATCAAGCCGGCGATCAACTGCTGCTGGAAAAACCCATGAGCATACTCAGTGCCACCACTGGCCGAGTCAAAGTGGTGCTGGACAGTGCCGACACAATAAACATTCAGGCACAGCCAGCCAGCTACAGCATTGAACGTGTGAGTGGTGACTATGTGCAGGCAGTGTATGTAAATGCCAATGCACAAGCTAGAGCAGACTGTGACATTGTAGATTCAGTGTTCCCACAGTTTGTGCCCAGCTTTGAATGCACTGTGCCCACGCCCTATGGCAAACAACAAGTGGTAGGCGCTAACAGTACTAATTGGCCAGACTGGGCGTTGACTCCGCAACCTCAGAATTTTGTCAGCATGACCGAATGGTACAGCAGCGAGATGCCCAGTAATCAAAGTGGTTATACCACAATCAAATTTGATTTGGTGGGCTATACTGGCACGGTCAAAGTAGAGGCTGCACCCAATTATGAATCTGTTTGGACCAACGTGAGCGAGACTCGCGAATACTTCAGCGCCACCACCACTGACTATTTCAACATTGCAGGATTTCATCCCTTGCTGCGCCTGGCATTCAACAACAGCATAGGCTATGGAGCCAGTGGCAATGTTCAGGTCACCGACGGAGTTGTCACTGGCATAACCATTACCAATCCAGGATTCCAGTATCGAGCACCGCCCTTGATAACCATTTTGGGCACTGGCAGCAATGCCACTGCTACCTGTACCATTGCCACCAATCAAATTGCAGGTGTGACCATAACCAATGGTGGATCTGGATATCTGCCCATGCAGTTTGGTGGCACAGTGAGTGCGGTGGCTGTGTTTTCAAATGGCCTAGTTGAAAACGTTCTATATCGTTGATTGTTTCTAAAATATAGTGTACAATCACTAGATGCTTGACATCCTGACATATCTGCCAGCCCGACGCAAACAGACTCCGTCGGGCTGGATCAGTTTTAACTGTCCGCTGTGTGATGATCGACGCACACGTGGTGGTCTCAAACCCAGCGACACTGGCTGGAGCTATCACTGTTTCAATTGTTCCACCACTGCCAGTTTTGTCATGGGTAGGTCACTGGGATATCGAGCCCGCGGGCTGTTGGCAGCACTACATGTGCCCGAGCAAGAAATTGACCTGCTGAATCTTGAAAGCATGCGGCACCGCAGTGTGCATGGTATCTTGGATGACCGTGCTCGTATTGCCAACCAACTCAGTGCCATTGAGTTTGAGGAGATGGATGACTTCCCTCCCGGTAGCGAAGTGATCACTCCTGAGCTGCCCGAATATTGGCAGTATTTGAGAGATCGTGGTGTGCCCGAAGACTTTCCTGCCATGACCACCATACGCACTGACGGCATTCACTGGGTGCGCGAACATGTTACCATACCATTTACCTACGATGGCCGTGTGGTAGGCTGGACTGCTAGAATGCTAGATGGTCGTGCGCCCAAGTTCATCAGTCATGCACAACCTGGTTATGTGTTTGGCATTGATTTACAACCAGCCAACTGGCAACATGTGTTGGTCATGGAAGGCATCTTTGATGCACTCAGCACTGGCGGTGTGGCCGTGATGCACAACACTATTTCAGACGCACAGGCCAGACTGATACGCAGTCTGGATCGTGAGGTCACGGTGGTGCCCGATCAAGATCGTGCCGGCCTTGAACTGATTGATCGTGCTGTGGAACTGGGCTGGGCTGTGAGCATACCTGACTGGCCCGATTGCAAAGACGCCAATGATGCTGTGCGAAAATATGGACGCTTGGCAACACTGCTAACTATAATGCAGGCACGTGAAACTAGCCGTGTCAAAATTGAATTGAGGAAGAAACAACTTGCTAAAAGAATATAATAAACTTTGGGTATTTGGTGACAGTTATTGCACCACAGGTTTTTTTGTAGATCCTCAAGATAGTTTTTGGGGACTTGCTGCTGAGTATCTACATGCAGATAAAATTGTAAACACATCATGGTCAGGGAATAGCTGGACCAGCGTTCAGCAAACCTTAATAGGTCAGCAACAAGAATACAACTGGGAACAAGATTATTTTTTGATTGGAATTCCAGTTCTTGAAAGACTGACAGTGTTTGACAATTACAAAGATACGCAATATAAAAGACAAGTATTATCAAAAGACTGGACTGTTCAAGATGAACCTTTGTTGTGTCATACAGGACTAGAAATTATAAAAGGTCACTTGGCACAAAATATGGCAATTTACTTGGATCGGGCATGGGTGGAAACACAAACGTTAAATTCGATATTTTTGCTGACTCAATGGTTGGATTCTAAAAAAGCCAATTATGTTATACACACACTTGGCAAAGCATTTGATGCCAACAACATGTGGGGTCCTACAACGTTCAATCTTGGATATTGTAAAGATCATCCCAGATGTATTTTATTTGAAAACACATACAACAGCGTAAACATAAATTTAAACAAGCCTGTTGATTTTGATCAGTATCGCTGGAACGGTCATCACGGCCCTGCCGGAAACAAACACTTTTTTGAAACTAGCCTAAAGGATAAACTTTGTTAAAAGACTACGGACTTGATGTTCAAAGACTGTTCTTGGAAATGATGTTGGAAGACGCACAGAGCTATGTGCGTGTTCAAAATATCTACAACCCGCAGAACTTTGATCGCAGCCTGCGCCCAGCAGCAGAATTTGTGCGCGAGCATTGCGACAAGTTCAAGACTTTGCCAGACCGCACACAGATTTCAGCTGCCACAGGAGTGAAACTGGAGCCAGTGCCTGACCTAAACGAAGGCCACTATGAGTGGTTCATGACTGAGTTTGAAGCATTTACTCGACGGCAAGAGCTGGAACGTGCTATTCTCAAGTCAGCAGACTTGTTGGAAAAAGGCGAGTTTGAGCCCGTAGAAAAACTGATCAAAGATGCTGTGCAAATATCGCTGACCAAGGATCTGGGCACAGACTTTTGGTCAGATCCTGAAGGCATGTTCTCAAAATACTTTGATGCTGGTGGGCAAGTTTCAACAGGCTGGGGACAACTGGATCGGCTGCTGTATGGTGGATTCAGCAGAGGTGAACTCAACATCTTTGCAGGCGGCTCAGGCTCAGGTAAATCGCTTGTGATGATGAACATTGCCTTGAACTGGGTGCAGCAGGGCCTGCATGGTGTTTACATCACCTTGGAACTTTCGGAAGAGCTAACAGGTCTACGCACAGCAGCCATGTTGACCAACATGAGCACCAAAGAAATTCGCAAGGACAAAGAAACAGCAGCACTCAAAGTCCGACTGGTGGGCAAAAAATCTGGCAGCTATCAAGTCAAAGCCTTGCCGGCACAGAGCAACATCAATGACATTCGTGCGTTCTTGAAAGAGTATCAGATCAAGACTGGCCACCGAGTGGACTTTATCATGGTAGACTATTTGGACTTGCTGATGCCTGTGAGTGCCAAGGTCAGCCCCAACGACTTGTTTGTCAAAGACAAGTATGTTTCAGAAGAATTGAGAAATCTAGCCAAAGAGCTGGGTATCTTGATGGTCACTGCGTCGCAGTTGAACCGGTCGGCTGTGGAGGAAATTGAGTTTGATCACTCGCACATATCGGGTGGTATCTCAAAGATCAACACAGCAGACAATGTGTTTGGTATCTTTACGTCACGAGCCATGAAGGAACGTGGCAAGTATCAAATACAGTGTATGAAGTCGCGCTCGTCCACGGGCGTGGGGCAAAAAATTGACTTGGAGTATAACATTGAAACCATGCGCATTACTGACTTGGCCGAAGACGAACAGTATCAAGAGTTCAAGAAACGAGCACCGTCAATCTATGAATCAATCAAGGCCAAAAGCCAGATTGCTCCAGGCGAGCCCACTGCCACTGAACCTGACGAGCCAGGCAAAATAACAGCGGATGTGCAGTCAACCAAACTAAAACAGTTGTTGGGCAAGATCAAATCTGCTTAGAATTAAAATCATACGGTTGTTGAGTTAGCACCTTATGATCGAGATCTTCAATCCAAGCAATAGTATCCGTTGATATGTTGCAGTGAGGTAGATATTTTTGCACCCATGACAAGTGTTTTTTTGGTGATGGATGATTATCAGTTTGATATACCTGAGTTTTTAATCTTGGATCTTGAGATGTTTGATTTAAAAACTTGTCAATTTCTTTGACTATTTCTGGATCCATTTGAGATTTTAGATAATTTTTATTCAGGAT